ACACTAATTATTTATTAAGCTGCCCAAGCAAATGCGCCTTTAACTGCTAAAGGATCTTTAGACGAGTCAAGACCTACATGCCAAAAGCCATCTTCTGTACAAGAGAAATATAAAATACATCCAATTGAAAAGAAGTTTGTAGTGGCGTTAGCGGCTGTAAAAACTAATGAACCTTCACCTGCTGTTGATGTATCATAAGAAACATTATCAGCTGCTCTAGTTTCAATTAAAGAACCTGTGTACCATGCATCAGTTCCTAAAGCATCGAAAGTTAAAGTGTTTGTTCCACCAGTAGTGTCTACTCTTTGAACGTAAGCACATTTAGTTCCTGCGATAGCACTAGGTAAAGTCATTGAACAAGCTGCTGCGCCTGTAAAGTTTACCGTACTAACTTGACCACCTGGTAAAGCAACTCCAGCTCCTGCAGAAACTGCAGCGTGAGTCATACCTTGAAAATCAAATTTTACGTTTAGGTAGTTAGGTGTATAAACACCTGTTGATAGGTTTTTTACTACAGACTGGAATCCGTTTTCGGATCTTACCGGTCCTGTAAATGTTGTATTAGCCATATTAATATCCTCCTAGATATTTTAAATGTAGTCCCTAGGGTTGTCGACTATACGCGTCTACATTTAATCTTTATTATTTATGTATAGTGATTAATTTATATAACACTTTTTAGTAGAGTGCAAGAGAGCCTGTAATGTGGAGTGGATTTTTCCAACGATGTAGCTTTTTATTAAGTAGCTACTGAAACTTCTGGAGCTGCACCTTCTATAGTGTTTTGTCTGTGAGCAATTGCTGCTTCTTCCAGCTTGATGTCAGTAATGACTCTTTTAACTTTGTCATCTATTCTAACCATCTCAAGAGTGTATCTATTATTATCTAGATGCTCCTGTTGCCACTTCAACTCCAAGGACCTTTTTTGTTTGTATAGGTCTTGTATCATCGATAACCTCTTCATAAGTTATTCTATTTAATCCCGAATGATAACTATCTCCGAGATATTCCCATTTTATACTTTTTTCTCCAAGTTTGTCAAGTATAGATTTTTCCACGCTTATTGCTGTATCTTCCTCATGTTCAATAACAAATTTTGAGTAGTAGTCATAAGCCCAGATAGTGATGAGAGTTTTTTTCATGGTTTTGTCTTTCTATTTGTTAATTGTGGCGAGACTATGTCCCGCCACAAAAAATGAAGTATTAAGCTCCTGGAGAACCAAAGATACCTCTAGGGTCAGATACACCAAATACGTATCTTTCTCTAGCTTTGTATCTAACATTACCAGTGTCGAAGTCACCTTCCATCTTAGTAGATAGAGGAGTTCTTTCGAAATGTTTCATACCATTAGGCACATCTGTAGTAATGAAGAACGCATCAGTGTCTGTTAAAAAATTATTAACAGAGTATCCTTGAGGAATCATCCCCATAGATCTGATTGCGTTGATATCATTATCAGCAGTTCCAACTCTACCAGCAGAAGCCATAAGTCTTTCAGCTGTGAATTGTAGTGCAGATGGGATGATCATCTTAACAGCTTTTGCAGCAATCTTTAAACCTCTTTCATCAGTAAGTGCAGCAATGTCAATCATTGATTGCTCTAATGAAGTTTCGTTTAAGTCAGCAGCAGTTGTCAACGTATTCTGGAATGATCCAGCAAGCGTTGGGTGAGCTGTGTTGAAAAGAGTTACACCATCACCAGAAGTGAAACTACCACCAGGCATTCCATTATTTAGTGGGTTAACTGCTTTTACTTGTTTAGTTTGAGCCATAGATCTTGCTAAAGCTTTTGTATATCTAGAAGCAAGTCTGTCATACAAATTATCTTCAATAGCTTCCTCAGTGATAGCAAACGCTAACGCAATTGTTTCGTTAGTGTATCTAGCTGTGAAAGTTTCTTGAGCGTTATCGTATGTAACACCTGAACCTTCTGGTTTTACTTGTGCTTGAGCGAATCCACTTAACATTACTTCTTCTTCAAAAGCTCTGTCAGATGACTCAGTAGTATAAATTTCAGCTGACTGATTTTCATACTGTTTGTATTCCAGGCCGAATAAAGCATTCAATCCTGGCTCTAGTTCTTTTACTAGTTGATTTCGTGATATAGCCATAATTAATCTCCTTATATACCTGCTACGTTGTTTCCTAAGATATGCTCATTAATCATAACTCTAAGAGCAAAGCCCTCAGCAGTTATATCAGAATGATCAGGATCTCTTGAAACACCTATTATTTTTAGTTGAGCGATCGATGCAGACGTAGTTGCAGATATCTTACTTGCAGATATGTACAACGGCGAGCTACCGTTAGCAAAAACTTGATCAGCACACCCACCAGTCTCATTATTGTTATAAGCTGTGTCGGCAGACATAATTTCGTACATTTGCTTTGGATCGTCAGTTATTAAAGCCGTAATATCCGTTGCAGTATTACTTGCAGGCGAATAGTTAGACCATGTTGGTTTGTTCGTTGTTGCGTCAGTATAAAAAACGCCGTTTAGTACACCCAGATTATTAGCATCTGTGTTACCAGAAGATAGCACTACACCATCAGCTGTTAATTGCACCATTGCTCCGTGCGAAATTAAAGCTGAAGAAGCTGCTACGTTCCATTCACTAAGACCGTCGTTATTATAATTTTGACCAACTTTTTTGATGGGTCTGAAACCAAACCCAGTTGTTGAAGCATTAGCCATATTATTTTCTCCTTATGAACCTGCCCCGAGGGGCCTCCAGTTCGGTTTAATTTACTCGACGGTTCGATACGTTAAAATTTTTAACTTTTCTTGCCACCGAAGGTTGTACGAGTTTGCATATCAATATCGATAGGCATTCCCCTATGCTGTTCCTTCATAAGATCGTTGTCGATTGCGGTCTGTTGATCTTGAGCTTGTTTCTCAAAATAATCTTGTCTTGACCTTGCGATCTCTTCCGGTACCCTAGTCAGCACTAGGCCGCCGTGTCCGATAACCCCTGCGTATTTGCCGTCTGAAATTGCTGGAAAGTCCTCTTGAGGATATTCGTCTGCCCTTACTAACTCATACCCGGACCTTAAGCGTCCCTGTATGTTTTTCGTGTCAACAAATCCTAAGACTTCTATCCTGACCCATCTGTGTCTGAATCCGTCTGGCGCGTTGGGCGTATCTAAATACGATGGTGGAGTCCAAACTTTTGGTCTTGCCTTTGGCGCAACCGCTTTAGCTTGTGATTGTACTTTTGTAGAATCACTTTTAGTTTGACTCGCACGAGTTGGTTTATTGTTTGTCATATGCCTATACCTCCTTCGTGTTTATAAGTTGTTTCGCATACTCTTCTAGTGGCACACCTAATTTTCTCGCTATTGCGACTTGAGAAGATGTGAGTCTCACTTGTTTGCGACCACTCTTTGTACTACGCGTTGCAGAGGCAACGTTCTGTGTAGGTTTAGTAGTCTGTTTTTCTTCTACTGGTCTATCAAATTTATGCGGAAATTCAAGTCTTATTCTTCTATCAACTTCCTTATAATAATCGTCAGACTGAGGATCCATACCTTCTTCTTCGGTTAGTTTCCTGTGTAGATCGAATGCTGTGTAAGTCATGGCATTATCCTTGCCAAACCACTCATTTTCCTCTGCCCAAGCTTCTGCTTTTGGATCTCTAGCTGGTGCTTGTTGCATCGGTTGTCGTGTGGGTTGAACAGGTTCTTCTTTAGCAGCAGTCTCTTGCATTTGATGCTGAGTCTTTAATTCTGCTAATTTACCTTGTTCATAACCTAATTGAGATATTTGAGTCAACGCTTCTACTTCTGCTTTAGAGTCTTCATTTTGTCTAGCTGCTGCAAGTTTTGCTTGTGCGGCCGCAATAGAAGATGAAATTCTGCCTTCCATTTCTGTGGCATAGTTTTTATCTAAAGATGTAGCTTGGGTTTGAAACTGATCTCTTTCTTGTTTAACGCTGTGAGCATAACGTAAAGCTTCTTCTTTTTGTCTTTCCGCTTCACGCATTTTCTTAGTGAGTTTAGCTATTCTTTTCTTAACTCCTTCAGAATACTCTTCAACTGCTTGAGTGTTATCTTGTTGTTTATCACTTTTTTCTTCGTCAGCTTTCTGTGTAACCTCACCGCCTTCGTTCTTTTGATCTCGAACAACAG